CTGTGTAGGCCAGAGAATCAACTGTGATGGCAGTGCCACGGGCAGCAGCACTTACGTCAGAAGTCTTTGCATAAAGCAAATATTCCCGACTTAAGGCCATGCCACCCGCAAGCACCTCCATCGGTGAATCCAAGATCGCTACAAAGCTTGTGCCACCACCGATCTGGCATGTGATGCCAAATTCGTCAGTGTTCAGGAATGCAAGCGTATCTTGGATTGCCATGATTTAGCTGTACTTCTTGGAACCAAGAGCAGCAACTGAAACTGAACCCGCACCTGTGCCACCAGTTACCGTGAAAAGCACCCGAACATAACGACTGAGATCGTCACTGTTAAGGGTGATCTTTTCCTGGATGGCAGTGTTGGCAGCCGAGGTAGTGAAAGCACCGCCGGTAGCATCAGCAAAATCACCAGAAGTAGTTGTGGAACTGGTTTGAATTTTAGCGGCAATGACCACGGATGCGCCACCAGCGGCTGCGTCAATCATAAAAGCGACATCGCCTTCATAATCGACCAAGTCAGTAGTGGCAGGGGTGCCCGCGCCAGTTGCTGTAACAACGGCAGTTTTATGCACGCTGAGCAAAGTGGTCTTAGTTCCTAAGTTGTGAATAGTCATTGTTTAGCCCTCCGTTTGGGCAGTGTTGGTTTGATAGGTTCAGAGATGGATGCCACCACTGCGGTGGCTTGAATTGCTTTACCAATACCGATCAGGAGTTTGGCGTCAGAAGGGGATGCCTCTAGGACATCCCCAATCCGAACAACTCGTCCTGACAGCATGGTTTGCCGTAGGACTTCAATTAACATAATCAGAGGGTGTCGTTACCTCTGGAGAAGGATTCTGGATGTCTCACGGCGATATCCAGATCTTGCATAGCTACCACCCGAACAGTGCCGGAGGTGCTATTGGTGTAGGGGTCAACCATCAGATCAAGCCCGCTGAAAAAGGCTAAAATCAAATCTTGAAAATTACCGAACCATAGATCGCCAGAGGCGACTTGGTTGGACAAGATGCCTTGATAACCGTTGACCTCGTTGCCTTCCATCACAAATAAGCCAGACCCGGCGTCTTTGGCTTTTGTCTTTAGACCGCCGCGCATTGCAGCGTTCATCAGATAGACAGGAGATCCAAGCAATGCGTTAGCAGTTGCAACATCAGCCTCCATATTCACTACTTCCGTAAAAGTAGGAGTAGCAGCGGCAAAAGCCTCAGTGCCAATACCAGTGGTTAGCTTTAGACCAAGAGGTTCCCCTTGGCTGCCAAGACCGTAAAGGCCAGCCAGGTCAATCTTGAGCGCCAGAACAGTCGCCAGATCACGCCGGATCATGTTCTCTACGTCGATGCTCGATTGGATCATCAAGCGTCGGCTGTAGTCAGTGAAGGCTGCAACTGTCTTAGGAGTCAGGCTGACCTGATCAACAGTTTGCTGGCTTTCGGTAGGAGCGCCCGACTCATTCACCCAGTATGCGGTCGCCGCGCCAGATTGCCGAGGGATTGCAACGTTGCCGGTCAGACCTGTGAGCACGGTGGCTCCAGCTTGGTCCAATGCACTGGCGTTCCTAAGTAGGTCAATGAAGCTGCCGGAATCCAGGTCAGTAGCAACAAGGTTGCCGCCAGCAGATGCAGTGCCAACGGTCAGGTCACGACGCAGCACATCCTGAGGGATGGTGATACCACGGGATTGACGGCCAAGTTTGGCAGCAGCAGCTTCAGATGCTTCAATTTCAAACCCAGCAGCTTCACGCGCAGCGCGATCAGCAGGGTTGGCTAGATAGTTGATAGCACGAAGGAAAGAAAAGCTGCGGCTTTCCTTTTCAGTCATGCCGATGTCGGCGGCGCTCATGGTCACAGGCTCCTGTTTGATGTCAAGTTTATCTAGAACAGCAGCACGAGCTTCATCGATTGAACGATTCGACTCGACCAGCTGGCGGCCAAGGTCGGCCATACCGTGCTTGTCGCACAGTGCAGAGATGCCAGCAATGCGGGAGCGCTCAGCCTCAGCGGCTTCGGCCCGCACCACGGCCAGATCAGGGGTGGTGTTTTCCATTAAAGGAATAGGATCAGGGGATGGTGCTGCCGAAGCAGCGGGGGTGTCGCCTTCAAAAGATCGGCCAATTCCAACGCCGGGATCAGCCGGTATTGAAACAAGACTTACCTCATAAGGCGACCAGGCAGTAGCAACAAAATTACCACTGCCTCTCTCCTCCATTTTATCAATGGAGTATCCAAAGGATACGTTCCGAAGAACGCCATCCTTCACATCACTCAGGATTTCCTGAGCAAATGGATTGCGGCTGAACCGCACGCGGGCATAACCGCGACGACGTTTATCGTCGATGTATGCCCGCTCAACCACACCAATCACACGATCAGGGTTGTGGTTAAACAGCAGCGGCGCACCATCATTCAACCGGGTCAGATCAGCTGCTTCCATCTCATGGCTCAGGATCTCATTGCCAAAATACCGAGCAACAGGAAACTCAGAGCTGAATGGAAACTCATATGTTCGATCTTCTACTTGGTCAAAGGTGGTCAGCTCAGCGCGCTTGTATTTACCCACCAGCGACCGCAACGATGCAATCTTGGTAAGCGTTGAAAACTTGTGACCAACTAGCGTTTCAGTTTCTTTGTAGCCTTCCTCTCCTTCACTGTAAATGCGAATCAATGCAGCAGGATCTTCAGCTGTTCCTTCAATGCTGAACTCAGAGCCGGGTACGTTTATCGTGCCATCACGCTCAATGGTTTCAATCTTGCCGCGTGCAGTGCCACCGCTTGAATCCCAGCTGACAAAGTCGCCAACGCTTAGCGCATCAGCTGCTGCCCGATCATCAGGTTCCATGCTTCTGTTTTCTTCTGCCTTAATTGTATCGGCTTTTGCGTTAGCCCATGTCTGCCCTGCATCACCACCCCATGCTGCCCATGCAACACGCCCTGGGGATGGGTAGCCATCTTCATCTGGTGTGAAGCCTTGGCCTTGCTTGTCCACCTCATGCCTAGCAAACCATGCCGCCATGGTGATCACTGTGTCGCGGCTTAGCTCATCACCGCTCAATATCTGACCAGCTCTCCTGGCTGCCACGTCAGTGCCACCTGCATTGCCTTCTGCTTTCCAGTCCCGATAGCGCTGCGCTTCTTCGCGCATGCCATCAGTTGGCATCAGATCAATCGCCATATTCAATCTCCTCCTCGTCTTCTACTCCCATTGCTGGCGGTTCAGTATTTGAGAATGGCGCTGTGGCTCCCATGCCCAATGCAGCTTGCGATGCACCGCCTTCTGTTACCTCGCTCGGGTCGGTGTCCAGCACAATGTTCATCTCATCGAGCATTGCTAGCTCTGCTTGCCGTGCCAGCAGCACGTTGTCAAGGTCGCCGCCTTGCTCCGCGATCACCTGACCCAATGTCTTGAAGCCGCACCGCACCGCCGTCTTGTATGCCTCAACCTCCTTCTGCGGATCCACCCACTCCCAGCTGCGTGGCACCCACCGGCTGGCGCGGTAGCGATCAGGGTTTGTCTCATACGCCGGCAGGCTCAACGCACCACTCAGCACCGCCATATCAAGCCATGCATCAAATACTTGCTGGTGGAAGTTTTCAATCATGTACCGCTGCAAGACCCGGTAGGTATCACGCTCCTCAAGCAAGCTCAATCGGCTGCTGCTGTAGTTGCTCTCTGAGAAGTTTTTGCTGATGCTCTCAAAGCTCACACCAACACCAGCCGCCACCGCACGCAGCATTGACCGCGTAAATGGTTCCAGCTGCCCGTCCGGGCTGTTGAGGTCCGGCACTGTCACGCTCTCGCCTGGCGCCAGGTACTTGAACACACCAGGGGTGAACTCGCTCACCCGGTCGCCTTCGTAGATCTCATCACCCACCAACTCACCTTCTGGTGATTGAATAAATCCCATCAGTGCGCTGCTGGCTCGTGCGCGCACCACCTCAGCTTCCTCATAGCCCTGGAGCATGTGCAGCCGCATCAGCGCTGACGCAAACCACGTCACACCACGCGTTTGCCCTGGCCGCTCCGGCAGGAACAAATGGATCACTTCATCAGCTGGCACCCGTAGTTTCCTGCCATTGCTGCGTACATTCCCCGCGTAGGTGTCGCCAGGGTGGTTGGCATAGAAGTGATACGCCTGCGGCCGTAGGTAGCTATCCACCTCAATGCCCATCCGCACCGTGTTGCCGTCTGCTGCTTGCGGTACGTCGTCATCGATCAGGTAATCAGCTTCCAGCACTTGCAATGCAAAAGGCACCCGGCTATCACCAAATGGTTGACGAATCATTCGCACAAACACCTCGCCCGATTCAGCCAAGCTGCGGCTTAGTAGGCGTTCCATATCGTGAAAGCCCAGCAGGCCGCTTACGTCGCAGCGATTCTTGTTGCTCCACTTCTCCCATGCCATATGGATCTGCGCATTGATTCCTTCATCAAGCCGCCCGCCTTGCGTCATGCGCACTTGTCCTTGATGCCTGATGCCTTGACCAATCACGTTGTTCTGGATGGCTCGCAGCGCTTGCTTGGCATAGTCGTTATCACGGCACAACTGCCGCGCACGATTGCGCAATG